AATTCAAGCGCATCGAACTCGGTAGTGGGCCGCATGTACGAGTAGTACTTGCGTTCCTCTTCGTTCTTGATCAGCTCAATGTCTTCAGAGATCCAAGACTGTCCGTTGCCGATCTCAAGCACTTTCCGGATGGCATCGTCGTCGTACCCGGGGATACCGATCATGTCGGAGAGATCCATCCTAGATAGGCGATGGTGCTCGAAAAGGTACCCTTCGTTGACCTTTGAGATGCCCGGTTCCGGGTAGATACGGAACGGATCAACGCGCTCAAACTCAGGTCCGAGACGTTCAATGGGCTCTACAACTGTCTGTCCAGACGGAGTTGTCTTCCATCCAAGAGCACGCTGCCTACGGACAATCGGCCCTTTGATGAACGCACAGGGGTATGTAACCAAGTCAGTGATGAAATCGTCAAAGGCAGCTTCCCAGCCGCCCTGAACAAACTGGTCTTGGATCTTGACCTTCATCCGGTCTGCACGCGCCTGTGCAGTTCGCAGAAGGCTGAACCGGTACTCCTGCGCAACCATCTCGCGCAACTCCTGCATCTCCTTACGGTCAGGAGCTTTACCGACCTCCTCAACAATCTTGAGGACGCGCTCCGCAAACTGCTGCTGAAGCTCTGTATTCTCGGTAGGAGACAGATCAGGAATCGGGGTGGCTTCAAGATCCCAAGGAGGCGTACCTGAATCAAGCAGAATATCGCGCAGCCAACTCTCGGCTGCACGGCACTTGACCTCAGTGATCATCATGTAGACTTCAGACCCGCCCTGCATGCGAATCTGCTTGAGCTTGTCAGCCTCGTATTCTCCACTGCGCTGCCGCAGTGCGCGAAGCATCTTGTACTCAATAGGCTTCTTGGCCATCTGGGAAACGTCCCAGCATCCACGCAGGTACGCGGCAAGGCCGAGGATAACCGGCTGGTTCTGGCGGTCCTGCAACGCACGGTCAGTTGCTTCCTGCTCTTTGCGGGAAAGCTCCGTGTTGTTGACAACTCGCAGAAATGTAAGTCCGGCCATGATCTATTGCGCCTTACCCTGAGTAACCACTTGCAAGTAGCTTACCAACTTTGCTCCCATGGGAGAGCGGCCAAGTAGGCTGAGAACCGGCAAATGACCCGGTTATGGGTCCAGTCGCAAGAGTTGACCCCGTGAACTGTGCGCCAACATTCACCGGAGCCTTTGGCACACTTGGCGGTGGTGCTTTCGTCACACACACGGATGCGCTTGGCTCGCTCGTTTCGGTAGCGGTCAAGGTCAGGACGCGAGTACAGTTTTTTCCGTAACCGACTTTCAGGGTCGAGGAATTGGTAGCCACGGTTGCCGCTGTCACCCATGGGCCTGCCTCAGAGCTTGAAAGTTCAATGCGGTAACCCGTTCGACCAACGAGAGGCGTGCCGTCTGTATTGGTGATGGAGTGATCCCATTGGACTTTGAGGTCCGTAGTGGCCGCAGTTTCAGGAAGGATCTCAATAGCAGACATCAGCGGATTATCCGCAGCGCCTTTGCTCAGGACAATACTGACCTTGCCAGCAACGGGCTTGATGTTCGTCCACTGCTCGACATGGGCAGCGTTCGCGCCCACGCGGGCGAAGACATCAATCGGCCCTCTGACCTGCCCGTTTACAGAAGCAGACCAAACCCGAGCGCCTACCCTTTGCGTATTCGGCCAAGTATCTGCGCTATGCAACCGCACGGTGTAGGTCTTGCCTTCCTCAACAGTGAGGGCGTAGGTAGCAGTCGTTTCGTACCAACGAGCGGTCTTGAAGACCTGTGGGGAGTCCGTTCCCTTGACCGTAGAAACAGTAGCGCCCCCTTCTGGTTGCCCGAGGTTAAACGTGTCCGCTGCCCAGACCACACCGGCAGGCTGCGTAACCGCAGGGCCGCCCACGTTAACTCTAATCTGTGCATTCGCCTTAGCAAGGAACAGGAACGCGGCCAGCGCAAGGATAAACACCCCGGCCTTGATTAAGGAGAACGGGTCTTTCATCAGGGCGCGCCTTCGACCGGCAGAGCCAGCCACGCAGCTTCGTACTCGTCAACGTAGTCCTGAATAAAGTCGGTCAGTTCCGTACCGACGAGCGAAGAGACTATCGTCTGGTCAAACGTGTGGTCGTCAAAAGCCGCACGAATCGTGTAGTACGGGGCGTTATCGACAAGGATAGTGTAGGTAGCCATGATTACACCGTGCGGCTGAGTTTGACTTTGACCTGACCCGCCGCGACCGCCGTCGTGTCGGTATCGCCGACCGCGCCCGTAATCGCAATGCCAAGCCCCAGAGGGAAGCGGAAAGCGTTGAATCCGGTCGGGACGGAAGCAGTGCCGGGAACTCCCGATACCGCAGCCGCAACGGTGATAATCATCTCCGGAACGTCCGTGCCTACTGTAGGCGCAGTGGCCTTGTTGTACAGTTTGACAAACGCAACCGTGGCTCCCGTGTTGGTTGCAAAGAACGCCTGTAGGCCGCTAGTACCCGTCAGAATAAGTGCGCCGTTGGTCGTTGCCAGCGAGTTCACAAAGTACGGGGTAGCCGGAGCAAGGGGTGTGCCTGCCGTGGTCACCGCTGTCACCGTTGAAACGGTAGTGACGGTGCCCGCTAGAATGGTCGCAACAACCGGGAACGCTTTGGACTGGTCCGTCGTACCCGGGTTTCGGGGGGAAACGTCAAAGCGGGTGGCGTCCAGCATGTTGACAAGGTGGATGCGCCAGTCGGTCGAGGAAGCCGGGGCAGTGGCTCCGTTCTCCACCATGAAATACAGTTTGTACTTCTTGTTGGGGTCCGGCATCACACGATCAGAAACAAACTGTCCACCCGTGTTGGTCATGAGGTTCTGGCCCCAAGCGCGGGTATTGACACGATCCCGCTCAAAGACAAGGCCGTATGTAGTGGCGGAGAGGAAGTGGGGGCCTGTGCCCGTGGCAACGGTCGTAAATCCCGTGCCGTAGGCAGCGGCAATGTTATCCAGCGTCGAACCTGCCGCACGAAGACGCAAGGCTCCGGTGGTAGCAACGGTGCCTGACAGTTCCAGCATCACCGCGTTACGGGCGTTAAGCACTTCAGCAGCCGTCGTGAAGTCGGTGCTGGTGACAAGGCCACCCGCGTCGTTAACCTCAAGGAACCCGATACGGAACGTGTTGTTGGCAATGCGCTGGCTCGCGCTAATCTGCACGCGAAGGTCAAGCGGTGCCGAGAACGTCTGCTGGCTGCGGTAAACCATCCGCTCGCCCGCCGAGGTACCGGAGGACATTGTGATGTATGGGGCTGCGCCAACCGCCACGCCTCCGGCTACAGTCGGAGCGGTCATCCCCGTTCCGCTCTGGACCAAGTCCCACACCGTCGCGGTGTTGAAGCTGGGGAAGTTGTCGAAGAACTTCTCGCGGGAAGTGCCTACCAGCAGTTTCTCATACGTCGCGTCGTATCCAGAAATAACAAGCGGAGACGAGTCGCTTGCCAAAACTACCGGGAGGCTGTTCGCCGCCGTGGTCTGGCCGGTATTGGTTACCAGTGCCGCCGTCTGGGGCGTGCTGGTCGCGTCGAGAACTTGAATCGTAGCCACTTAAAGACCTCCAATACTGACCAGCAAAAGCTGTGAGTTCGCGCTTTTGCTGAAATCGAGAGTAGGCGCAGTCACGGGGGTAGCGGTACCCCCAAGACGAAGCCTGCGCATGATGATACTTAGCGCGAGCGCCATGATCAGCCTCGCAGCAGAACAGTGATATCGACAGCGTTGGCCGATCCGCTGGTCAGCGCTGGCCTGATGTAGAGCGCCGCCGTAGTGAACTCAAAATAGGCAGCTGCCGTGGCAGTGATGGCGTTCCCGGCAACGTCCTTCAGGCCGAAGTACGTCGTACCGTCGTTAGAACCCTGCAGGGTGACGGTAGTGCCACCGAAAGTACCGCCGATCTGGATGGACCCGGCAATCGCCGCCTGCGCCGTGATGCCGTAGGGCTCGGCGGTGTCGCCGGTAACGATGTCGGCCCATGTGAGACGCGGGACACTCATGCCACGGATGTTGACGATGGTGGTCGCGGGGGTAACGGTAGCCATTGCTGTTAAATCCTGTGCTATTTGCTTGAGCGCGCTCGCGGTCCACGGGCTCCCCTCGGGGCGCTTGGGGAGTAGTTGTCGAACGTGGGCATCGTGGGCCTGCTCGTGGGCCTGCTCATGGTGGGGCTGGGGCTGCGGCTGGGCTCGCTACTGGGCATCGCTACTGAGGCTCTCGGGGCTCTGGGCTGGGGCTGGGGCTGGTTGAGATACTTGACGGCGAGCTTGTCGTTCTCTGCCGCCATCCGAGCAGAAGAGGCGCGTGCAGGAGCAGGAGGGGCGCGGGGCTTCTCGGCACTCTGGTTGAGAAACTTGAGAGCTAGACGGTCGTTCTCAGCAGAGTCTTTCGCATCACTGCGATTCATCGAGACAACGCCACCTGTGCGGTAACTGCCAGCGTAGGGCATTTTCCCGTCACTCCCGGACATCTTCGGGTTGGTGGATTTAACGTCGTAAGCCTTACCGCATTTCATAATCGACTCCCGCATCCTGCACGCAGGGATACGCTATACCATCTGCGATGGAAATGCAAAAGCCCCTGCTGGGGGTGAATCCAGCAGGGGTAGGCAGATGGGGGAAAAGGCACTAACCCCCAAGAGGCGACGGGGGAGAGCATATCAAGTCCACCCGGAGGCAGCAACCTGCTTGATCTCTTTCCGTCTGGCCACATACGCCCCCTCCCCTGCACTGTGCAGGTGGAGCATCAGGTACTGCAGGGCCTCGGCAACGTGTGAGTGCTTGTTCTTCTCAATGCCGCCGTTCTTGGGATGGTAGCGATACCCGCCCATCATGGCCGCTTTGAGCCGCGTACAGCGGGGGTCCACGATCAACCCCGGGTCGCCATCCACCTGCCGCATGAGAAACTCATCCACGGCGTTCACCCGCGCCGAGATGGTATTGGTCTTGGCAGGCATCACCCGCATCCCCTCGGCCTTGATGATGTCCACCGCACTGCGCTCGTCGGTCTGCGCCCGCTGCACACCTGCAGGGTCTGTGATAACAAGTATGGGTGCGTTGGGAAACCGCTCGTAGATGAGCGGCTTGAGCACCGTGCGGACAAACCGCTGGATGCCCATGTCAAAACTGACAGCTTCGTCAAGTATTAGTGACCGACCACGCGGATCCTGCTGCCCAATGACTGCCGCAGGCGTAAGCCCGAGATCCATCCCGATAACGATGGGCCGTACGCCGTTGAGTATGGGCCGTATGGGCTGCTTGGCCATGTGGTAATCGGGCCTGAAGTACTTGTACACCGGCATACCTGCCGTTGAAAGTCCGTACTCGCCGTCGATGTACACACGGATGTACTCGTCGCTACGGCCCTGTACCGAGTAATAGTCGGGCGGCAGGTTCTCGATATTTTCGGCAAATGCGCTGCGTCCGGAGGGCTGTCTGAATACCGCCCATCCATTGTTGTTGGGTGAGACACCATCTTTGATGTCCAGCCCTTCCATCTGGTAGTACCACCATGTATCCATCGTCGGTGGGTTGGTATCACCCCACATGCCGTGCCATGTGGGACCGCCGTCTTTCTTCGACGGGTATCGGCCTACGCGCTTGGACATCGCATCTATGATGTCGGGGTGGATGTCGCGGCACTCGTTGAACCACGCGCCAGTCAACTCCAGCGAGTTGAGGTTGGCTACGTCATCAGAGTCATCCAGTGCGCGGAACATGATCTCGGACTCTACATCCCCGAGCTTGAAGAAGTAGGTCTTGGTAGTGCGCATGTAGTCCCCACACTGCCCCGGCGGGAACCAGTCGAGGAACGTCTTGATGGTGGTGTCCTGCAACTGACGCACGGTTTCACGGACCACAGCGAAGCGGGTCTTGCGTATACCCTGCGCGTTGGGTGCCTGCATGGAGGCACGACGGATCACCTCAAACGAACACGCCACGCTCTTGCCGCTGCCAACTGGACCCATGATGACGCGCATCTTGGCATCCGAGCGCATGAACTCCTTGAGAGTCGGGCTGGGGGTGTAGTTGATTACAAGCGACATGTCAGGACAAGTCGCCGTGTGACGGCGTCAGTAGAAGTACCACGAACTCACGCGGCGCACGCTTGCGCTTGACGATCTTGGTCTTGTAGGACATCTGGTTCAGCCTGAGTGCAGTCTCGACGTTATGCGCTTCGGAAGCGCTCTTGAACCGCGCAGCAGGAAAACCATCGCGGATTTCCGTAAAGAGACTAAGCAGGCTCGAAGGCAGGGGCATCCAAGTAATCCGGTTCAGGGGTGGCGTCGATCACACGGGCGTCGGCGGGCGAGTTACCAAGGTTGATGGTGATCTTGACACCACCGCCGCCATCAGTCTGCACATTTTCCTTGGGCTCCAGTCCAGCCCACTTCACTGTGGACTTGATCAGGTCAGCCTTGACCGCTGGTGAGACCGCAGGGTCATGGATCAGCAAGTAGGACGTAGTGAGTAGCTCCTCGGCCTGAGCGCGTGCCTTGAGGCGGAACGTGAGTCCCTTGTCGCGCACCTCGGTGCGGTAGTGCTCCACACGCCTGAGGAAGACGGGATCTGCGTTGAAGCCGAGAAGCTCTGAGGTGGAGATCCTGTGCCGGGCGATGACTTCGTTAAGCGGCTCTCCACTGCCTTCAAGGGTGAGGGCAACGTCGAACGCCAGTCTGTCCGACCACTTGGTATGCCACAACGAGGATGAGTCCATGCTGCGAAGGTAGCAGATCAGAAGTTAGCGGGGCAACAGCAAATATTTGGCCGCTTCGACTAGTCTCCGGGGATCATCGCCGAACTGCCCCAGTGAAACATTACATGGGCTACACAACAGCCCACGTACTTTTCCGGTGGTATGGCAGTGATCTACTGCCAGTCGTCTAGCAGATGGGGGCCGCTTGCATATTGCGCAGGTTCCGCCTTGCCGTGCCAGCAATGCGGCATAGTGGTCGGTGGTAATCCCGTACCGCTTTACCTTCGCCCGGTGGGCGTAATCGGGCCGCTCTGCGTGCCGTTCCGCAGTGCATGGCTTGCAATACGCCGAGTACCGTTGCAGCCCAGTCTTGGAGACTCCACGGGAGTAGAACTCAGAGATCGGTCTGAACCGGTCACACCTAGCGCAATGCGACTCGGCACCGTGCGCGTACAAGTTGGACCATCGCAGATCCCGGTGATCCCCATTACGGACTCGGATATACCCGGGCGTTGCAGGGGGCCACTCACCATTAACCAGCGCCCACACGACCCGTCTGGCTGAATACCGCCTCCCTCCAAGCTCGACCGACGCACCGGAAATCCCGTTGGCTCGGATGTTAACCGGCTTCCAATGCGGGGCTCTGGTAATGATCCCGGTCTCCGGGTTGTAGCGGAGCGCCGAACGTAACTGCTCAATCAAAAGCTGGTCCACACTTAGTCCCCGTAAACGTAAGTTTTAAGTAGCTTATCAATAGGGGGAGTTAGTTTCAAGCCCTGTGGTGAAACAGCTTTACTTACATAGGCGGGGGGCGTGCGGCTGCCGATCCATGTGCCCCCCCCCGCACGCGCACCCGCGCACCCGCGCATGATGCGCGCACATGATGCGCGCTTCCTTCTCACCGCCGCAAACTTGACACCCGTGTCAACTCGTGGGAAGGTTGAATCGTCGGCAAGGGAAACCCCTGCGATGCGGGAAGCCCAGCGCTTTCTGGGTTGTTTAACAAGAGGAACTGCCTATGTACAAGTCAAGCGAGAAGCTGACTTGGATCCCGGCTGATCTTGCCGGGTTGTCGAAGGAACTGAAGGCTCTGCATGAGCGCCATTTGGCGCAGTGTGCAGAGGCGCTCGAAACGCAGAAGCGGTTCGAGGAAGCCTTCAGGGCGTCGAAGGCGTCGAAGATTCCGGAGGGCAAGAAGTTGGTATTCAGCTACAAGCTGAAGGTCAAATTCGACCGCATCCAGCAGCATCTGGTCTCGGTCGCTCTGGCGACCGGCGACGGATCGAAGGAATCGAAGGCGGCCACGGTGCCCAAAGTGACCTTCTAACCAACCGGGCGGGGACTGCAAACCCGCCCTCTTTTTGAGGGACTGATATGGATACGGATGACGCTAAAGAGGCGCTAGGGCGAGCGCTGGCCGCGTACTTTAAAGAGGCGCGGGCCTGGGAACGGGCCTACAGGGCCGTGGAAACGGCAAGAGCGTGGCTAGAGGAGAACCCCGACGACAGGGAACTCTGGGCAACCTACAACGTGGCAAGGGACAGCTGGCTCAAGGCCCGCGCTGCCGCCGACGCGGCAGCTGACAGATACCGCGCTGCCGAGGCCGCCCTCGACGCGGTGAAAAAGTAACCAACTGGGTGGGGACTGCAAACCCGCCCTCTTTTCAAGAGGTGACGATATGTTGACGATGACGGAGATCCTCCAAGTCGGAGAGGATATCGAGCGCTACGGACTCTGGGCCACCTACGCAGTTATGCGTGGGGATTGGCAAGATCCACGGTACGGGAAGGGCAGGGCGCAAGCGCTCTGGCTCCTCTGGGTCGCGACGCGAACGAACGTTTACCGACTCAAGTTCCGAATGTAACCACTGGCCCGAGGCTAACCCCCTCGGGCCTTTTCTTTTGCGTGCGCGGTAGCGCTGTGCCGTTCCTATAGTAACCATACGTCGGGGGTTCAAGGCTCAGGCAACTAGACGCGTAATGTGTATGGTATAGGGCTATAACCTGACACAATCTAAACAATCTATACTTGACACTTTTAACTAAGCACGGTTTTTTTCGGGCTATAGTTTACACCTTACAAAAGGCATGTAAGGTGTAAGGTGTCAAGTTTAGGTAAAAGTCCAAGCAAATCAAGGGGTTACCACAATCCAGTCACCGTGAGTCCCTATATATAAGTGATCTAAATAATCTATATAATATAGGGTTTTCAAAGTAATGTCTTACTACAGTTTTGAAAATCATCCATAAACATACTGCGCTATGATTCCTAACTCTCTCTCCCCCAACTCCGTAGCGCCACATTACTTCAAAAAACGTAGATTATTTAGATTATTTAGATCACGCCTTATGAATCAAGCACTTACAACGTCAAGTTATCTAACCTTACTAGATTATTGTCCCTCTCCCGTAGATTATTTGCCTTTTGGCCGGGCCGAACTTGACACCGGCGGCGAGCCGTGGCAGGGTGGCTGGGCTCGGGGCAACCCCCCGACAAGTGAAGTGTACAGTTAAACAATACATGGAGATATGACATGCGTAGCTTTACCGGTTCATTTGCGATCCGTCACAAGGTCACCAAGGATGCCGATCACGGTATCATGATTACCATTGCCCCGAACTTTGTCGAAGCAGCCAAGAATGCTGGCAAGTCCTGTGACGAGAATGCCAACCTCAGCGAGGTGTTGCAGCGGCTCATTGCTGCTGCTGCCTCCCAGAAGACGGGCATCAACAAGTGGTCGCTTTACATCCCCGGTGTGAACGAGACCATCCCCAAGGGCAACCACATCCTGCCTCTGTCCAAGGTGATGGCGTTCCTCAAGTCCAACGAGGCCGACAAGTGCACCTTGACCCTCGGTATGGGCAAGTTTGAACCCCAGCTGCTTCTGGTCGGTACTGTGACTGGTACCAAGAGCGGCCCGACGCTGTTCTAAAGCAGGGCGAAACCACAGGGGCTAATCACCCCTGTGGTCGCAGTGTGATGCACTGCCTGATGAGCCCAACAACCTACAACTTGCTGAGGATTATACCTATGACGCATCCCGACCCCAACAACCGCACTGCCTACCTGCGCCACTTGGCTCAGGTTTATGGCATCCACTACTCGTATGTGGTGGCTATGGCCGAGGGTCTCGGCCCTCGTGCTCTCAGCACGACGTTCCTCAAGGAGTTGCAGGACTTCAACTGCTTCCTGACGGACAGCACCGACACCGACGACAACAAGGAGGACTAGCAATGTGCAAGTTTGAATCCATCCACACCTTTGAGGTGCACCGGACGAACTATGAGGGAGACAAGGTGACCGACAACTACCAGATCGGCTACCCCATGATCGTGGCGTTGTACGCCATGTCGTATCTCAAGGACGAGGAGGGATATCACACCCACAAGGTGACGGCCATCAAGTACCTGCGTCACGAGATGTGCATCAACCTGCGGGAGGCCAAGTACATCGTTGAACTGATCTGGGAGAAGTTCGCCGTGGACTCCACTGGGTACGTGGCATACCGGGAGGAGCCGTTCTACGTCACCTACAAGGGTGTAGAGGGTGGCACGAAAGACCTTGGCCCCTTCGTCAACGAGTAGCAAGTTAGGCCAGCAGCATCGTGCTGCTGGCCTTTTTCCTTTTCAAGGGGTACTTCATATGAACGACCGACGAGACATACAGTTGCTCATGTCCTCTGAGGACATGCTCCAGATCGCAGAATCCGTAGGTTCTTGGGACAAGATGTGGACAGCCATTGGCTACATGGCCACATGGAATACCACATACCCCACCGTCAAGATCATGCGGGACGGTGGCTCCGACATGGTCGCCATCTACTACCGCCACAACGGTGACCGGGGGTATGTGATTGGTGCCGTGTGGCACGAGGATCACTACGGGTTCCACTCATGAGGGTTAATCAACGCCGCTACTCATGGCTCTGTGTGGGTACCAACTCCGACGCTGGGGAAGTTGTGCCAACATGGTTCTACACTTTTCGCACCAGTGAACAGGCAGCCCACTTCATCAAGGCGACGGGGGAGGTGGCACCAGAGATCACTTGGTTGGTGTACCAGTGCGAGCTTGCAGACTGGGAAGACCAGCTGGTCTGGTTCCGCTTGGCATACCTGAACAACCAATCATGACACCCATCTGCCAGCGTTGTGGCAGTGCCTATGACCACCGCCGTGAGGCAGCAGGATACATCCTGTGCCTGCCCTGTGGCGACTGGTATGCCAAGCAGGTCAAGTTCGCAGTGGTTCCCTTGCACAAGGGAGCCTACACAGTGGCTCCGGATGCTCAGTTCATCCGCGAACTCAACCCCAAGTTTACCCACCGATGAATCCTCAGGAGGAAATGATGAATAAGAGTCTGTTCGTACTGCGCCACGGCAAGGGTGGTGCATTTGTGAAGGGGCCAGATGGCAAGTTGCTGTACTTCAGCGACAAGCCTTCGGCCAAGAAGGTTCGCGATGAAATGGGTGGGGACACAGTCGTGTCCTATGGCCCGATGCACAAGAAGTTCAGTGACACAAGCCATGTGCAGATCCTCTACACACTGGCTGGTCGCAACAACGGAGGTAATTGATATGCGTCCTACACTGCTCAAAGAAACTCTCAAGGCTCTCTACCTCGTCCAGCGTACGGTGGCCATCGAAGGCCCTCCGGGTGGTGGCAAGACGACGGTAGTGAGGGAAGTTGCGGCAAGTCTGCATGTGCCGTACATCGAGAAACATCTTCCCACGATGTTGGTCGAGGACTGCGGCGTGCCAAACATGATGACCAATGGCGACTCGTTCGGCTACAAGCTGCCCGACTGGTTCCCGTACAAGGGCAAGCCGGGTACTGATGGCGGCGGCATCCTGTGCTTCGATGACCGCAATCAGGCCAGCGATGATCTGCAGAAGATCCTTGCCAACATCTGCCAAGCCCGCAATCTGCACAACGTCCCGATGGCTGACGGCTGGATGGTAGTCAGCACTGGTAATCGCCAGAAGGATCGTGCTGGTGCCAACCGGGTGCTGTCCCATCTGCGAGGCCGAGAGACGGTCTACAGTTACGAGACGCATCTCGATGACTGGACTACATGGGCCATCGACAACGATGTCAAGCCCGAGGTGATCTCGTTCATCCGCTTCAAGCCCAACCTGCTGCATGACTTC